CCGGCCGTCGCTGTGGTGCTCGGCATCGTCGGCGCGACCGTCACGCTCGGCGGCATCCTGTGGCGCATGGCCTCGGCGATGGAGAGGACCAGGTTGATGGTCGAGCGTCTCGTGGTCGACTTCCAGCGCAGTGAGTCCGACATCAAGCGAATCGACGGCGAGCGGGTGAGCCAGCGGGTATGCTCGGAGCGTATGCACGGACTTCGGCGCGACCTGACGCAGCAGTCGATGATCCATCACCTGGGGGGCATACCGCCCGCCCCGGGGACACAGGGAGACGGATGACCATGCCGATGACCGTCGTCATCTACGGCGAGACCGAGGCGCCCCGTGCGCTGCTCATCGCGGCGGCGCGGGCGCTCGGCGCCAACGTCACCATCGCGCTCTCGAGCACGCTCGACGTGCTGCGGCTCCTCGACGTGCAGCCGCCCCCGACGCTGCTCCTCGTCGCCGAAGACACTGGCGAGGGCATGAGCATCGCAGAGGATGACCCGACGCGACTGCTCCACGACCACGTGCTGCGAGCTGCGCGAGACCGGGGCGTTCCGGCTGTGATGCTCGGGCGGTGGACGCGGACGGGTCCGGTCGGTGGGGCGCCGGTGGTCTACGATTGGGGCGCAGCGCAGCGGGCGAGCGTCATCCTCGAGGTGGCGCGGGTCGCACGGGAGCAGATGGCGGCGTGGCCCGCGGGTCCGCAGCGGATGGCAGTGTGAGCGCGCCCCGGGCCAAGAAGGGCGCGCGGCGTCCTCCGCCTACGCATGAGCAGGGGGCGCCCACAAAGTGCACGCCCGAGGTCATGGACCGACTCTGCGCCGAAATGGAGACGCTCGGATTCGTGGGCGCTGCGTGCGCTCGGGCCGGCGTCGTCAAGAGCACGGTGCAAGATTGGGTCGCCCGGGGTGAGCGGGGCGAGGAGCCTTTCGCGACTTTCGCGGCCCGATGGGCACAGGCGCGCGCGCGCGCGAATGCCGTGCTCCTCGACCACGTGCGAGGCGCATCCGCGAGCGGCGACTGGAAGGCTGCCGCGTGGCTCCTCGAGCGCGCGTCCCCGGATGAGTACCCGCGCGAGCCCTCGGTCACCGTCACGACTCACGTGCACCAAGGCGTCGAGACAGCGCCGCTCCTCGAGCGCATCGCAGCACGTACCGCCCCGGAGCGCTCGGGCTCGGCATGACCACGCCGCGCATCGCGGACCTCGACCCGCTGCCGTGGCAGGCCGACATGCTCGCCGCTGGCCTCTCGGGTCACTGGCCCGGCGACATCGCGGCAATCCGCGGCGGGCTCGGGAGCGGTAAGAGCCTCGCACTCTGCGCGCTCGCGTGCCTCATCGCCGAACATCGACCCGGCGCAACCGTGGTCGTGGGCATGGATACGCATCGGCGCCTCCGTGACGTGCACCTCCCGCATCTCCACGGGCTGCTCTCGGGCTCGACGGTGGCCCACCAAATCAGCGAGCAGGCGTTCGCGTGGCCTTCGGGGTCGCGCCTCATCCTCGCGCACCTCGACACGCCCGCAGGCGCGGGCCTCGGGCAGAGCCCCATTGAGGGCGTCAATGCACACGCGGTGCTCATCGACGAGTGCCAGACGCTACGGCCCGACGTGCTCGACGTGGCGCGCTCCCGAGCTCGCGTGCCGATGACGCAGGGCGGACACATCCGCGCGCCCATCGTGCTCACGTGCGGCATCCCCGTGGAGCCTGCGTGGTGGGTCGAGCGGACGCGCGAGGTCGGCGGGGCGGTGTACCTGCCGGTGAGCGCCGACAACGTGGCGCACCTCGGGCCGGGTTGGCTCGACCGGATGCGCGAGACGCTCGGCGAGCGGGACTTTTCGGCGCTCGCGGAGAACCGACCGCTCCCGCCATCGGGGTCCGTGTTTCGGTCGTGGCAACCGGAGCGCTGCGTCGTCGACCTGGTGCCGGATTGGGGCACGATGCGGTGCCTCCTCGCGATGGACTTCGGCCTCCGTCACCCCGCGGTCCTCGCCCTCGCAGAGACCGGGCGTAACCGCTGGTGCGTCGTGCGGGAGTGGGCACCCGACGACGAGGCGCTCCCCGACCTGCTCGCGCGCCTCGCAGCCGACTGCGTGCCTCGGCGCCACTGGACCCCGGGCGACCGGCGCATCCCGCTCGACATGGTCGTGGTCGACCCGGCAGGCGCTGCGCGGTCGGCGCAGACCGGGGCGTCTGACCTCGACCTGGTGCGCGCGGCGCATCCGCAGGGGCTCGGCATGGTGCCCATTATCGAGCGCGACCCGGCGCGGCGTGACATTGTGAGCGGCTGCACGCGCGTAGACCTCGCCCTCGAGCGCGGCGCGCTGACCGTGGCGCGGCAGCTCTACGAGGCCGGACTGCGCGCTCCGGCAGGGCGGCGCACCCTGGCCCGCGCGCTGTCGGGGTATCGATGGGACGCGCGGCAACCCGGCAGGCCCGCGAAGGACGGGACGCATGACCACCACGCCGACGCGCTGCGGTACGCCGTGCGGCACGTGCTGTGGTCGCCGCCCGGTCCTCCGACGACGGCACCGGCTCCGACGCAGCAGGGGCCGAGGCGGTACGAGGCGCCGGGGTCGTGGCATGAGTAGGCGTTGCGAGGTGTCCGGGCGCGTGCTACTCGTGACGGTGCGGCGAGGGCCGCAGGAGGTCGATATGGGCAGGTTCATCCTCGTGGCGTTCGTCGCCGCAGGTTGCTCGGCGCAGTGGCAGTCCTCGGCGCGTGCGATGAGCGTGTCGCAGATGCCGTGCACGGAGCAGCAGGTCGAGGTCCGCGAGGTGGAGATGCACTACGCCTCGTGGACGTGGGACGCGCGGTGCAAGGGCGTGGACTATCACTGCACGTCGGCGGGGTTCACTACGACGTGCAGACCGGCGGCGGAATTAGTGGAGTAGATGAGCGCCGAGGGGCGCGAGGAGGATGAGATGAGCGACGGTGTCAAGGTGTGCATATGGACTCTGTGGGAGTGCAATGCAGGGCCGATGAAGGACCACGTAGCGGTGTTGCGCGACGACGAAAGCAACATCAAGCAGGCTGCCGAGCTGGCCAAGGCAGTCGGCATCGCCGTTGAGCGGATGAACTGGGAGCGCGCCTACACGTCCGACCGCTCTGTGTGGGAGGCTTGCGAGAGTTTCGACACGGAGTCCGAAGCCGTGTGGGATGCGCTGCGCGGCGGTATGACGGTGTTGCGCGACGGAGCCCCCGTGCCCGGGGCCGCAGACACCGCAGCCGAGTAGCCTGACGCACCGTGCGTGCATCGACTGACGGCGTGTGGTAGTCTGCGCACATGCCGCAGGCTGTCCGCGTCTCCGCCTACACCCCGCCCGAGGCCGTACCAGGTCGGGGCATCGGCGCGCACTCTCTCGCGGCACAGGATGGCGAGCACGCGCGACGGTTCGCGGTGCTGTCGGAGCGCATCCGGGCCTACTCGGTCGCCGAGCGGTGCGCGCCCGTGCGGGTCGGGTGGCAGGCGTTGTCGGGCCTCGCGACCTCGGCCACGTGGGACGTATCCCCGGTGGCGGATTCGCCTGCGTCGGAGGCCGCTGCGGCGGTCGTGCGGCGCGTGCTTGGTCTCGGCGGGGCGAGCTCCCCGGTCATCGAATGGGAGGGGCGCATCATCGCGCTGCCCTCGTGGGAGTCGCGGTTGCGCGACCTCCTGCGCGGCGCGCTGATGGGGTTCAGCCTCGCGGAGATGGTGGCATACCCCTACGAGGGGACCACCTACGTCGACCTAGAGCCGCGCGACCAATCGAGCGTGCGTCAATGGGTGTACGACCGCGACGGGCGCGTGGTCGCGGTCGACCAATGGCGCCGCGAGCCCGGCGGGCTGTCGAGCATGACATCGGTGCGGCTGCCCTACGAGCGGCTCGTCCACCTGGTCTATCCCTCGCCGGCTGCGGGCGTCGAGGGGCTCGGCATCATGCGGCACATCGAGCCGCTTGCCACGGACTACACGGCCACGATGCGCCTGCGCGCGGTCGCGATGCAGCGGACCGCGGTCCCAGTGCCCACCATCAGCATCGACGAGGAGGCCCTCGGGCGCTCGGCTCGCAGCGATGGCGGACCGCCCGACGTGTCGGCCATTGAGTCGGCCCGGTCGGCGCTGCTCGACATCGCGCGCAAGTGGTCCTCGCACGAGGAGGCCGCGCTGGTGATGCCCTCGTGGGCGACGCTTGCGTGGGAGGGTCGCCCCGACTCGGCCGCTCCGCTCTCGGGCGTGGTCGCCGACCTCGAGCGGCAGATTTTGCAGGCGTGCTACGTGCAGCACCTCGCGATGGGCTCGGCGTCCTCCTCGGGCTCTTACTCCACGGCGCAGGTGCACGCGGACCTCGCGGCGCAGCTCGCGGGTGACCTGTGCCAATGGGTCGCCGAGGGCCTCGCCGGGTACGTCCGCACCATCGTCGCCCTCAACATCGGCCCGCTCCCGCTCGCCGAGCTGCCGCGTCTGACCTACGCCGGCATCCGCTCCCCGTTGTGGGTCGAGCGCATCTCTGACGTGGTCTCTCTCCTCGCATCGGGCGCGCTGACGCCATCTCCCGACGACGAGCGCCACATCCGCGCGACCCTCGAGCTTGCGCCGCCCTCGACTGCCGCCGATGGGCGCAGCGAGCGCGCGCGGGTCGCGGGCACGGTCGCCATGACGCCGCCTCCGGGCGGGCTGCCGGGCGGTCTCTGATGGCGCTCACGACTGCCGAGCTGACGCCGCCCGAGGCCGTGCAGGACGCCGCGCGCCGAGGTGTCGAGTTGCACGAGGCCGGGCGCTCTGGCGACGGGCTCAAGCCCGAGACAATCCGCCGCGCGAACAGCATCGCGGACGGTGAGCCGCAGTCCGAGCAATGGGCGACCGTCGAGGCTCCCGCCTGGTTCGCGCGTCACGCCGACGACTTCGAGCGCGGCGTCGATGACCAGAATGGCGAGGAGACGCCCGGTTACGTGGCTTGGCTCCTGTGGGGCGGCGACCCCGGGCGGCGATGGGTCGAGCGACTCAAGGAGACCGACATGCGGCGAGACGAGGACACGGGCGC